CGAGATCGTTGTTCAGGGCGCACCGCCGCAACCCCCGCTGACGGGCGCCCTTGCCGGCGCTGGAACTGTTGCGCCAATACTTTCGGTGCCTACGCCTACGGCACCGCAAATGCCGGTAGAGCAACCGCTGCCAGAAGAAATCGTCGTCGAGGCCCCACAGGTGACACCCCCGTCTCTGCCACCGCTGACTGATATCGCCTCTATCGGCAGCATTCTCGGGCCGACTTTAGTTACACCGCCCGAAGTTACCGTTCCGAAAACCGAAATGCCGCAGGATAATTTCCTGCGCGACATCATGCGCTACTACACGCTTGGTAGCGGCATCTTGGATGCGCTTGGCGTTGGCCAAGGCGGCGGTGCGGGTACGGCAATGCCGTATACCCCGACCTTCGGTGCCGTGCCGACTTTCGGCCGGGGTCAGTTCCAGCCGTTTACTGGCGACTACGAAACTTACGCCACGGGTCCGGAGTGGAATTTCTTTAACCAGCCCGCCCAGCCGCAGATGCTGGCAAATTCACCATTCCCTTTTCTTCTCCCGCCTAGTACACCAAGCGCATGACGGACAGACAGAAACTCGTAGATCGCGGTAATCACGCCAAGCGTTTGCTTGAAGACGAATTGCTCGTTGAGTGTTTCGACCGCATCGAAAAAGATATATTCGACGAGTGGAAGCTAACCGGCGTCAACAACTATGACGAGCGCACTGATTTATTTCTCACGCTCAAATGCCTTGAGCGTTTGAAAGCCCGACTCCGGGCAATCCTCGATGACGGTACTATTGCATTGAGGAGTTAACATCGCAGCTAAAAGGTGATATATGGCCACTGAAGACGGCAACCCCGATACTGGGATCGGACTTCACGAAGCAACTCTTGCCATCAGTAAACTTCTCGGCCCTGAAGAGGACAACCAAGAGACTGAGGCGCTAGACCCAGAGATGGGTGAAGAGGCTGAAGTAGAAGAGTACGACGACAACGAAGCCGACGGGCAAGTTGAAGAAGAACTCGATGCTGAAGACTCGGAACCGACGGACGAAGATACAGACGAAGAAGTAACGCAGGAACTTTCGGAAGACCTGACCATCAAGGTAAAAGTTGATGGCGAGGAAATGGAAGTCACCCTAGCCGAACTTCGGAATGGGTATTCAAGGACGGCGGATTACACGCGGAAAGTGACCGCTCTGGCCAATGAGCGCAAGACGCTCCAGGCTGAAGTAGAATCAATCCGCAACGAACGCGCTCAATACGAGCAGCTTCTGCCAGCACTGCGCCAGCAGTTGGAACAGAACGCTGCTGCGGAGCCTGATTGGGATAGTCTTTACGAAGAAGACCCCATTGAGGCAGCGCGGTTGGAACGTCATTGGCGGAAGTCCCGTGAGGAACAAACGCAAAAGCTCCAAGCCATCCAGGCCGAGCAGCAGCGTCTCGCACAGGAAAACGCCAAGGAACAGCAGCGTGCAATGGCTGCGTTTATCGAGGCCGAACGTGCCAAACTACCTGAAGTAATCCCTGAGTGGAAGAACCAGGAAGTGCTGACACGGGAAGTCAACGATCTTCGCAAATGGGCGTTGTCGCAGGGCTTGACGGAACAAGATGTGAATTCGCTGCAACAGGCGTCGCACATCGCTATTCTCCGCAAAGCCATGCTGTTCGATAAGGGTACTAAGACTGTGGCTGAATCGAAAGCGCCGGCAACCAAGAAGGTGGCGCGAATTGTGAAGCCTGGCAGTAGTGGTACGCAAGTCAAGACGGGTTCGACCGAAGTAAAGAGGGCATCGCAGCGCCTCGTGCGTACTGGCCGTATATCAGATGCGGCTGCGCTTTTGGACAAACTCATCTAAGAGGAATTTACTAATGGCTATTGTTGCAAATACTTTCACCCGCTATTCGGCTATCGGTATCCGTGAAGACCTGTCGAATGTGATCTACAACATCTCGCCGGAAGAAACCCCGTTCATCTCGAACATCGGCCGCGAGAACGTCAAGAACACCTACTTCGAATGGCAGACCGACAGCCTGGCCGCTGCTTCGGCTTCGAACGCCGCGCTGGAAGGCGACGACGTTTCGTCGTTCACCGCCGTGAACCCGACCAGCCGCGTCGGCAACTACACGCAGATTTCGACCAAGAACGTCGTGATCTCGGGTACGCTCGAAGCTCTGGACAAGGCTGGCCGTCGTTCGGAACTGACCTATCAGCTTGCCAAGCTGGGTTCGGAACTGAAGCGCGACATGGAAAGCGCCCTGCTTGCCAACCAGTCGCCGGTTGCTGGTAACACCACCACCGCCCGCCGCACCGCTGGTCTGCCCGCGTGGCTGAAGACCAACGTCAACAAGGCGTCGGACGGCACCAACAACGCCGGCATTTCGGCCCGTACCGACGGTACGCAGCGTGCGTTCACTGAGCCTCTGCTCAAGGACATCGTTTCGCAGGTCTGGACCTCGGGCGGTACGCCGAAGATGCTGATGGTTGGTGCTTTCAACAAGCAGGCTGCCTCGGCGTTCAACGGCATTGCCACTCGCTACCGCGACGTTCCGGCTGGCCAGCAGGCCCAGATCATCGGCGCCGCCGACGTTTACGTGTCGGACTTCGGTACGGTGAACATCGTGCCGAACCGCTTCCAGCGCGCTCGTGACGCCTTTGTCGTCGATCCCGATTACGCGTCGATGGCGATCCTGCGTCCGATCCAGCAGATGGAACTGGCGAAGACCGGCGACGCCGAGAAGCGCCTGATGCTGGTTGAGTACGGTCTGAAGGTCTCGAACGAAGCCGCTCACGGCATCGTGGCCGACCTTACCACGGCCTAATTGACAGGGGGGTGGGGGCAGGTTTAGGCTTGCCCCCTAACCTTTGGAGATAATCCCATGTCAAAGCGCCTTATTTCTAGCGACGCCGAAACCGGCATTAACACCTATCTCGATTACGACGGCACCGACGATAACGCCGTCATCGTAAAAGAGCAGGACGTTACCGGAATTGTCGAGTCGAATAGGGCCGCGTTTGACGCTGCCCCGAAACGTTGGGGCGACATGACACACGTAGGCCGCATTCCGATGACGGTCTACATGGAGCTAAAGCAGAAGGGTATCCTGGACGACCAACAGGAACTCGTGAAGTGGCTCAATGATCCCGCCAATGCTATGTGGCGTGTACGACCGGGGACGATCTGATGGCAATCACGACTTACGCAGAACTGAAGTCGGCCATCGCGGATTGGCTAAACCGGGACGACCTGGACACCACAATCCCCAATTTCATTTCGCTGGCCGAAGCGCAGTTTAACCGGACCATTCGTCATCGCAAGATGGTGACGCGCTCGGATGCCACGCTGGACACACCGTATTTCGCGGTGCCGGCCGATTGGCTTCAGACTATTCGGTTCCAGCTTAATACGAACCCGGTGACGCCATTGCTCTATGTCACGCCGGAACAGGCGTTGGAAGAGAGCCAAGTCTACAGCGCATCGCAGCAGCCATTGTTTTACACGACTATTGGCCAGCAGTTCCAAGTTGTGCCGTATCCTGATGGCGAGTACGATGCCGAGCTTCTTTATTACGCCAAAATTCCGGCGCTGTCCGACAGCAACACGACCAATTGGTTGCTGACCGAAAGCCCTGACCTCTACCTTTACGCGGCCCTTATCCAGTCAGCCCCGTATCTCAAGGAAGATGAGCGAATCAATGTCTGGGCCGGGCTGTACCAGCGTCTGTTTGATGATATGATGCTGGCCGACGAACGCGCCCGCATTGGGTCGTCTAAGTTGAAGTCGCGTTTCCGCACGTTTGGTTAAGGATCGGTTGAATGTCTTTCTCGAATTATCTTGAGAACAAGGTTCTCCTGCACGTCTTCGGGGCGACTGCGTATACCGCTCCGTCCACTCTGTATGTCGCGCTGTTTACCAGCGATCCGGGTGAAACCGGCAGCGGCACCGAAGTGTCGGGCGGTTCATACGCTCGGCAGACGATTACGTTTACGGTGACGGGTAACCAGGCGTCGAACACTTCGGCGGTTGAGTTTCCGACTGCCACGGGTTCGTGGGGCACGATCACTTACGCCGCTGTTTACGATGCGCTGTCAAGCGGCAACCTGCTGGCCTACGGCGCGCTCACGACTCCGAAGACTATTGCGTCGGGCGATGTGCTTCGCATCCCGGCCGGAGACTTCGACATCAATCTGGATTGATAGATGGCCGGCTACGGTAGCGGTCTTTACGGACGTGGCAATTACGGCATAGACCCTAAGGAAATTGGGGTCACCGTAAACGCCACGTCTTCTACGTCTGCGTCTGCGCAGATCGTAAAACTCGCCGCCGTTGCTTCCTCTGCTACTTCCTCGACGACGGTTACCGCTAACCGCGTACAGTCGATCTCCGTCGCCGCCAACGCTGCTGCCAACGGTTCAGTATCAGCTACGCGCATTCAGCAGCCGAGCGTTACGTCTAGCGCCACGTCTAGCACGACTGTTGCCGCTACCCGCATTCAGCAGAGCGGCGCTACATCAAACGCCGCGGCTTCGGTTAGTTGTTCGCTGCAAGGCGTGTTCCTTGTAAAGATTACGGCTAACGCTCAGTCGTCTGCGCAAGTAACTGCCAACCGCATCCAGCGTGGGATCGTCACCGCAAATGCGCAATCGAGCGTAGCGGTAACTGCGGTTGAGAAGTGGGAGCCGCAGCCGGTAACACCGGAGACCTGGGCGCCACAAGAAACGACATCCGAGACATGGACTACTCAAGAAGATACTGCTATTTCTTGGACGCCGCAAGAAACATCAAGCGAGACTTGGACTCCGCTTTCTGATACAAGCGAAACTTGGACGCCGCGAGTATTTCCAGACTCATTGGCTGCGTGAGGTAAATTATGGCTGATACTACCACGACGAACCTTGGACTTACGAAACCGGAAGTTGGCGCCAGCGCTGATACCTGGGGCACTAAGCTCAACACCGATCTCGATCTTGTCGATGCGGTTTTTAAGGCGGATGGTACGGGCACGAGCGTTGGTCTGAACGTTGGTTCTGGCAAGGTTCTTACTATCGCCGGCAACGTCTCGGCCAATGGCGCAACTTTGTCGCCTACTGAACTCGGCTACCTCGACGGCGTTACCTCGTCGATCCAGACACAGCTTAACGGAAAAGAGCCAACGATCACAACGCTTGGTGTTGCTAAAGGCGGCACTGGTGCATCGACGCTTACGGGCTATGTCAAGGGCAACGGCACTTCTGCGTTTACCGCCTCGTCCACTATCCCGACTAGTGATCTGTCGGGCACCGTTAATCTCGCGACCCAGGTCAGTGGCACGCTTGGCGTCGCTAACGGCGGTACTGGTACCGCTACGGCCTTCACTGCCGGTTCGGTCGTCTTCGCCGGTGCTTCGGGCGTCTACACGCAGGACAACGCCAACCTGTTCTGGGACAACAGCAACGACCGTCTGGGTATCGGCACGACTACGCCAGTATGTAAGTTCGATGTTTACGCCGCATCCGGCTACAATGACATTCGGGTCCGTTCTGGTAGCAACCAGACCTACTTGGCCGCTGACGGCACAAATGCGTATGTCGGAACATACAGCAATATCCCGTTGACGATGTCAACTAACAACACCGAGCGCATGCGCATCGACGCCAGCGGTAACGTCGGGATCGGGACGAGTTCGCCGGGTTATAAATTGGATGTGCGCGGAGGTACCAGCTCTTTTGAAGGCTCCAGTGGCGTAGGCGCGGTCCGCATTGCAGGTGCAGGTGGTTCGTGGTTCTGGATCGATAACCCTAGCACTACTGTCCTACGGTTCTCGTCTGGCGCGTCTGCGGGTACGAACCCAATGACGTTTACTGATGGCGGCAGCTTGGGGATCGGGACGAGTTCGCCGTCGCAAAAGCTGACGCTTCAGGGCGCGCAACTCACTATTCCTGCCGCTGGCTGGTCAAGCGGCCAAGTCGCGTACAACTATCTCGGCGATACTAACAACGGTATCTCCTCCGCAAACGGCGGGAACACAGATATTTTTGGATTTAATGGCATCACGTTTAGCTCGACCGGTTACGGCGGCGAAAAGATGCGCATCGACAGCAGCGGCAGCGTCGTGATCGGGGCAACGAGCGCTGCCGGGGCAAGGTTTAATGTCACTACCGCCAGTGCAGCCGACGTTATCTACGTTGACGCGAATACCGCAGGGGCGGCGGGGACGGCGGTTTATGTTCTGCCAATTCGCACTGCTGCCACCTTCCGTGGCGGTGTGCGTTGGAACGGTACGAGTGTTGAGTATAACACTACCTCGGACATCCGCCTCAAGGAGAACATCACCGATGCAGACGATGCTTCGGCCCTAATCGACGCGATCCAAGTCCGTAAGTTTGACTGGAAGGAAACTGGTTTTCATCAGCGCTACGGCTTCGTCGCGCAGGAACTGGTCGAGGTCGCACCGGAGGCTGTTAGCGCATCAAGCGACCCGGAAGAAATGATGGGCGTAGACTATTCCAAGCTCGTCCCGATGCTCGTTAAGGAACTCCAATCTCTCCGTGCCCGCGTGGCGCAACTCGAAGGGAAGTAACTATGGCTATCACCAACACTTGGGCTGTCCAGCAGATGGACTGCTACCCCGAATACGAAGGCGAGGCCGACGTGGTCTTTAACGTGCATTGGACCCTTAATGCCACTGACGGCACCTACGCCGCTGGTGCCTACGGCTCGATTGGCGTGTCCCTCGACGAGGGTAGCAACTTCACCCCCTTCGCCGACCTGACCGAAGAGCAGGTTATCGGCTGGGTGCAGGACGCCATGGGCGAAGAGCAGGTCGATGCCCTCGAGGCCTACTTGGCCAAGCAGATCGCCGATCAGGCGAACCCGCCGGTCGTGAGTCCGACGCTGCCTTGGGCTGCCGCCTAATGCTGCACGGCACCCTAGCCTTGCTCATGCAGGCCGTTATCGGCCTCTCCACCGGAAACTGGTGGGCCGGCGCGGCTTTGGGCGTTGGACTCTTCATTGGCCGCGAACATGCCCAAGCTGAATATCGCTGGATCGAGCGGTACGGCTTGGGTATTCGCGCCAATATGCCGTGGCATGGCGGGCTTCAGGGGCGTGTTTGGAATATTAAATCACTAGCCGATGTATTTTTGCCAATCTGCGCGGTTACGGCCGTCGCGCTTTTTGTCTAGGTATACCTTATGTCTGAAGTACACCACGAAGTAGAGATCGCTATCTTGCAAAAAGAACTTATCGATCTGACCGACAAGGTAGACACACTTTCAAAAGAAGTCGCCGGACTGGTTGACGCCTGGAAGACTGCGTCCGGTGTCGTCGGTTTTATTAAGTGGTTATCTGGTGTGATCGTCGCCGTGGGTATCATCTGGACTGCGTTTAAAATTAAGGTTGGAGCCTAATATGTCCTTTGTCCTAGGCGCGCGTTCCAAGGAGCGACTGAAGGGCGTACACCCCGATCTGGTCCGTGTCGTCGAGCGTGCTATTCAGCTTACCGAAGTTGATTTTACTGTACTCGAAGGGCTGCGCACCGCCGCGCGCCAGCAGCAACTCATGGCCAACGGCGCGACCAAGACCATGAATTCGCGCCACTTGACTGGCCACGCCGTCGATCTGGGTGCCTTGGTGGGAGGGTCTGTTCGCTGGGACTGGGGTTTGTATCTCAAACTAGCAGAAGCCGTTCGGTCTGCGTCCGTCAGCGAAAACGTCCCCATTCGCTGGGGCGGCACGTGGAAACTGCTGACCGCCATTCAGGGACCGATCACAGCAAAGGTTCTGAGCCGGTCGTTTCCCGACGGCCCGCATTTTGAGTTGCCCCGCGCAAACTATCCCTAGCCGCCCGTATCTGCGCAACGGTCCTCCCAATGAGTTTCATCTCTTCAACGGTAAAACGATTGCCGCGCATAATGTTGCAGTCACCGCACGCGGTCTGCACATTACCTTTGGTGTGAGGTAGGTCGTTATCTATGCGATCCAACCCGCGGTTTTCGGTTGTTGTTCCGCAATAAACGCAAGGCTGTACGATATACGCATGGATTTCTTCGGCCGTCAAATCGCAATCATCGATGCGCTGGTACGCTTTACGCAAATACGTAGCCCGGCCGCGTTGCGTTCGGCCCCAGCGCGCCATACGAGCTTTACGCAATTCTTTTTGTTCAGGCGTCAACGCACCCCAGCGTTCTTTGCGCCGGTCTCGGCCCTTTTTCCGCGCCCTATGGCATTCCTTACATTCATATGATAAGCCTAACGGGCGGCTCTTTTCGCGGTGAAAATTTTCTGGTGTTGCTTCCAGCAAACGATCACAACGAAAACATGTGCGGTGTGTCATGTTGTCATTTTAGACGGACCACACTACAAAGCAAGGAGTAATAAGATGTTTGCAGGTTACAAAACTTATATCACAGCCGGCGTTGCCGTTCTCACCGCCGTTAGCGCGTACCTCGTCGGCGATGCCGATCTCATGCAGACCGCCAACCTGGTGTTCACCGCGCTTCTCGCCGCATTTGTGCGTAACGGCGTCAAGTGATCCAGTTACTCAAGCAACTGTTCGGTTTGCTTCAGGCGGTTGGGCGCCTGTTTGCCGACCGGCAGTTGCTTGACGCCGGAAAGGCGCAGCAGCGCGAGGCCGATCTACAGGAGGTGATGCGCCGTGAAGAACAAGCCGAACAAGCTGTGGCTACTCCCGATCCTGTTCGCGACGAGCGGTTGCGTTCTAGATTCGACCGCGCCCGCCGTAGTCAGTGACTACTGTAAGATCACCAAGCCAATCAGCTACGATAGTCTGAAGGACACCGCCGAAACTATTGCGGAGATCGAGGCCCATAATAGCCGCTATGTCTGCGTTTGCGAACACGATTGTCCGGTAGATGCAAAGTCTGCTAAAAACTGATATACGGTGAACGGTTAACTACGGACGCAAACATGGCCCTTCTTCCGATCAAACTACCACCGGGCATTTACCGCAACGGCACCGAGCTTGATGCTTCCGGCCGGTGGTACGACGCGAGCTTCGTTCGCTGGGTAGAAGGAATGATCCGGCCGATTGGCGGATGGCAGCAGCGCACCACGACGCAAATGAGTGGCAAGCCGCGTGGCATGATTACGTGGCGTGATAACAGCAATACCCGCTGGATTGGCGTCGGCACGCACTCGAAACTGTACGCTGTTACGCAGTCGAGCGTTGTCGTAGACATCACGCCAACCGGCTTCACGCCGGGCAACGCCGACGCGACTGTCGGCGGGGGTTATTCTGTCGGTCTCTATGGTCGTGGTTTCTACGGTACACCGCGTCCCGATGTCGGCTCGACAACGCCTGCAACAACCTGGACGATGGATACTTGGGGCGAGTACCTGGTCGCTTGCTCGAACTACGATGGCAAGATTTACCAGTGGCAACTTGACGCGACCACGCCGACCAAGGCCGCTGCGGTAACAAACGCGCCGACTTCGAATACTGCGGTTCTCGTGACGAACGAACGCTCAATGATGGCGCTCGGTGCGGGCGGTAACCCGCGTAAAGTTCAGTGGTCTGATCTCGAAGACAACACCGTGTGGACTCCGTCCAGCACAAACAACGCCGGCAGTCTTATCCTTCAGACTGGCGGGCGGATCGTTACGGGTAAGCGCGTTCGTGGTCAGAACTTGATCTTGACGGACATGGACGCGCACATCGTCACCTATACCGGCCAGCCGTTTGTCTACACTTCGGAATACGCCGGTCGTGCTTGCGGCCTTGCCGGGCCGAACGCTATCGCTGTGCAGGACAACTTCGCTGTCTGGATGGGCACGCGCGGCTTCTTCATGTACGACGGTTACGTAAAGTCGGTGCCGTGCGAAGTGTCGGATTACGTGTTCAGCGACATCAACCAGGCGCAGATCAGTAAAGTCTACGCTGTCAACAACTCACAGTTCAATGAAGTGTGGTGGTTCTATCCGTCGTCTAGCTCGATGGAGAACGACCGCTACGTCGTGTGGGACTACGCCCAAAACTACTGGACCATCGGAACGCTCGCACGCGCAGCGGGCACTGACCGGGGTCAGTTCGCCAACCCGCTGTACGTCACGCCAGACGGATATATCTACGACCACGAAGTCGGGGTGAACCACGGCGGCGCGGAAGTATATCTAGAATCCGGGCCGGTGCAAGTCGGCAACGGCGACCGCGTGTTTTACGTCAACGAACTGATTCCCGACGAACGCACTCAGGGCCAAGTCACTGTATCGTTCTCGACAAAGTACTATCCGAATGCGCCAGTCTGGACGCACGGGCCGTACAGCATGGCCAACCCAACAAGTGTTCGCTTTAACGGTCGCCAGGTCAAAATGAAGATTATCGCCCAGGATAATACTGATTGGCGCGTCGGGACGATGCGGCTTGAAGCAATTGCCGGCGGGCGCCGATGAAACTCCCTTCGCCACCTCGAATCTATGATCCGCTGCACGAAGCGCAGCGCAATCGTATACTGGAGACGTTCGCCCAGCAGACGTATACTAAGGGCCAAGATGTCGGCATTTACGGCCCGGCCAAACTGATCGTGCCGGACGTTGATTCGCTCGAAGGCGCGGTGGTCAGTAAGTACGGCGTGTTCTCTGACACGACAACGCAGACGGCCGGGGCCGTCTACACGCCGCAAGCGATCACGTTCAATACGACAGACGCGGCGGATGGTTTCTCGCGCGGATCGCCAACATCACGCATTGTGGCTTCGCGCAAGGGACACTTCAATTTCCAGTTCTCGTTGCAGTTGTCCAGTGGCAGCGCAAGCAACAAGAAGGTTTGGATTTGGCCGCGGCTGAACGGCGCAGACGTAGCCAACTCCAACGGCGAAGTCAGCCTAGCCGGTTCGAACACTATGCTCGTTCCGTCTTGGAACTGGGTTCTGTATCTGAACCCGAACGATTACTTTCAACTTATGTTCGCCGTCGAAGACACAAACATCCAGATCACAGCGTATGCGGCAGAGACCGGGGCTAACGGCACGGCCACGTTCGCTCGGCCGGCTGTGCCGTCAGCTATTCTGACCGTGACAGAAGCACAACCGTGATGCAACTCCGTGCGGAATTCGACCGATGCGCTAAGTGGCTGGAGAACGCGTTGGTTTACTCGAACGGAACTCACGACATAGAGGATGTCTGGGACGGAATAGAGGCGGGACGTTTTGAATTTTGGCCGGGGAAGAACAGTGCCGTCGTTACCGAAATTTACGTTTATCCGAAAAAGAAAGTCTTCCATATTTTTCTCGCCGGAGGGAAAATGGAAGAGTTACTTGAGATGTGGGATTCCATTGAAATCTATGCTAAGGTAGTCGGGTGTACATCTCTTTCAGTTTCGGGCAGGAAGGGATGGATGAGGGTTTTAGAAAGCCGTGGCGCGAAACACCTCTGCACTACGGTGATTAAGGAACTTTAAGTATGTCTAAAGGCGGTCAAACTGCAACGACAACCCAGCAGAATACGCTGGACCCGTTCATTAAGGAAGCGCTGACCCGCAACATGTCGGCCGCGCAGCAAGTCGCTTCGCTGCCGTACCAGCCGTACAGCGGGCCGCGCGTTGCAGGTTTCCGCCCCGCCGAGCAGCAGGCGTTCGAGATGGCGCAGCAGGCCGCGACTGGCCGGGTTGGCGCACCGGAACTGGCGCAAGCTACTCAAGTGGCACAGCAGGCGGCGATGTTCTCGCCGCAGCAGTTCCAGCAGAACGTTCAGGGTTTCATGAACCCGTACCAGCAGAACGTCATCGATGCCACAATGGCTCGTCTGTCGCAGGCCCGCGCAGAGCGCGACGCTGCTACCAAGGCGCAGCTTGCGGCATCGCGTGCGTTCGGCAATGAGCGTCGCGGTGTCTACGAAGCCCAGCTTGCAGGCGAACAAGAGCGCAACATGGCCGAGACATTGGCCAACCTGTATAGCCAAGGCTACGGCCAGGCAGCGCAGATGGCGATGGGTCTTCCGGGTCAGCAGTTGGCCGGTGCCGCTGCTCTCGCTGGCTACGGCAATCAAGCGCTTCAGCAGGAACAGGCTCGTGCGGCGATGCTCGGAGGCGCCGGTCAGGCTCAACGTGGCATGGCGCAGCAGAACCTCGACGTGGCCTACCAGGACTTCCTTGCGCAGCGCGGCTATCCGGTCGAGCAGCTTCGCATTCTTCAGTCGGGTCTCAGCGGTCTTCCGGCCGTTACGTCTTCGACCAGTTCGACGACCACGCCGGGCCAAGGTTTCCTTGGCACTGCCAGCAACGTCGCTGGCGTCCTTGGTGGCCTCAAGAACCTTGGCTTCTTTTAAGTAGGAACATAGCATGGCTATTAACCCACTTCTGTTTTCTGCTGGTGCGACGCAGGCCGCGCAAACTCCGCAGACCCAGCCGATGACGCCGGAACAGGCGTATCTGGAGAATATGCGGAAGATCAGCAGCGGCGACTTGAAGTCTTTGCTGACTGGCGGTGATCGCCTTCTCGCTCTCAGTGCCTTGCTAGGCTCTGTAGCTCGCGGGTCGCGGACTACTCCGCAGGAAGCGATGGCTCAGGTGCAGCAGACCGCTGCCAACCGCGTCAACATGCAGATGCAGATGGCGCAGCTTCAGGCCAAGGCAGCGGAGGACGCACGCCTGAAAGCCGATCAGCAAACCTTTATCTCTAAACTACCAGCCAAATTGCAAGACACAGCTAAGGCGCTGCGCGGTGAAAGCCTTGACAGCTTTATTAAGAACCTGCGCATCAACGCCTCGTACAAGCGCGTCATCGAAGACGGCAAGCCAGTGACGAAGGTTGTGTACGGCAGCGGTCTTGAAGAAACCGCCGACTTCCAGATTCCAGCCGACTCCGAAAAGATGTTCGTGAACGGCAAGCCGATTTGGGTTTACAAGGATACGCGCACTCCGGTTATTGATCCGGCAACTGGCCAGCCGCTATCGGCCGGTGATCCGATGACGCCAGAAGAGATGGCACGTTTGGCACAGGGGCAGGCTCGGATCGACATTGCACGGGCTAACGCTAATCGCCCGCGTGGCGGTGGCGGTGGCGGGGGTGGCGGTACGCTCCCGGAACCGAAGATGGTGGTGATTGACGGGAAGCCCGTTATGGCGCAGTGGGACAAGCGCCTGCAACGTTATGTGCCTTTCGGCCGTCAAAACGTTAGCAAGCCAAACGCCAATCCCTTCGGCGGTATTCTATCTGGGGGCGCTGGCTCTCCGTTGTTTGGCCAGTAATAGTACGGAGTCTTAAATGGCACTGGCCCCGCAAAGCATTGCGACGACTCCGACGCAAGCTGATACCAGCCTTGCGCTTGCGCAAGAGCTTCAGCGTATGCTCGATGCAGGCGCCAGCGTAGACGATCTCCTCAAGACCGCTGCCGGCAAGGGCGTAACTCTCGACCCCAGCCGCATAAAGCAGATGGTCGATTACGTTGCTTCGGGCCAGAAGGGCGCCAGCTTTGTGCCTGGCGTTTTCAACGAGCAGCCAACTGCGGCGATCACCGAAGCGCCGTCGCCACTTGAACGGGCGCCGCTTGGTGCTGCAATCCTCGGCGCCGCCGATGTGTTTGCGGCCGAGCCGTCAATCGGTCTTGATCCAGAGAACCGCAGAGCCATAGAGAACCTCGGCGTTCTGGGCCGGTATCTCTATGCTCCGCTCGGCGACATTGGCGCTGCCACGTACACGACCGCGCAAGCCGGTCTGATGGGCGCCGCTCGGGGCACGGGTCAACTGCTGGAAAACATCGGCGTGTTGCCGGCGGTAGAGGCGCTGACTAGCGTCAAGCAGACACCGGAGACATTCGCCGAACAAGCGCTCGGCATCGCCGACTTCGCAGCGATGAAGTATCCGACGCTTGCGATCCCCGAGTTTCCGGTTCGCACCGCGCCGGCATTGCCGCGCATTGCGGAAGTCGCGGCTGAAGTTACGCCGCCCCCGGCCCGGCGTGTTCGCGCGCCAAAGGCCGAGCCGACTGTAGCGGTAAACGAACTGCCGACCATGACGCCGGCCGAAGGCAAGGCCGCGCTCGGTAGCATGGAGCAACAGGGCTTGACGCAGCCGCTGCCCAAGCTGGACGTTAGTGAAAAGGTAGCGAACTTTGCGTCTGACTATCTAAACGCCGGCAACTTGACACGCCCGGCCGATATGCCGTTTTCGGAATTCTTCTATCGTCACGTCAAGGCCGGCACTGTCCCCGAAGAACAGTTCGCCGAACTCGTCAAGAAGTACGAGCTTGACGATCAGGATGTGATGGAACTTTTCACTGGCACACGCCAGGGTCTCGGCGATGCCGCCCGAACCATGCAGCGTTTCAGCATTGCTAGTCGCTACGTCCCAACCGAAGCGGGTGAACTTGCTAAGCTCGGTGTCGAGCAGGCAGCAGACCTCTCGTTGTGGAGCCGGCTCACGAACGTATACCGCGGCGCGCTGGTGTCCAACATGGCGACGACCATGCGCAACAACATCTCGTCGCTGGCCCGTGTTCCAATTGACGCGGTAACGAACCTAGCAGACACCGCAATCAACGCAGTCGCCAATCCGTTCCGCGCCGAAAAGGTTGGCGTCAACCCGATGGATGCGTTCGCGGTTATCACCGACCGCTTCAACCCGGCGCAGAATAAAAAGTTCTACGAGCAAATCCGCAACATTCAGCCGGGTGTAAACCAGGAACTAATGGCCACCTACGCCGCAGACGTGGCGCGGGTAACGAAGAAGGATGCGTTCTCGAAAGCCGAGAAGGCGGTAGACGCTATCAACCTGTTCAACCGTGTGTCTGAAACGGCCACGCGCAAGGCAATGTTCCCGGTGTTCCTGCGCCGCGAAGCAACGCGCCTCGGCTATAACTTCGACGAACTGGTTGACGCTGAACGCCTGAGTGAATTGCCGGAAGAAGCGTATCAGAAAGCGCTTAACAGCACGCTCGACTACACATACTCGGCCCGGCCAAAGCCAAACAGTTTCGCCGATTTGTTCGTGCGCATGGTTGAAAAAGGCGGTCTCCCCCTAGCGACAGTCATGCCGTTCCCGCGCTTTATGGTCAACGCCATGAAGTTCCAGTTCGACCACAGCCCCGCCGGGTTCTTCCGTCTGTTGTCGAAAGCCGAGCAAGAGAAGTTCGCGAAAGGCGACGTGTCGGCATTGTCGAAAGCAATGGTCGGCTCGTCGTTGCTCTACGCCGCCTACGAATTCCGCAACAGCGAGAACGCTGGCGAGAAGTGGTACGAAGCCAAGACCGACAGCGGCAAGACGTTCGATCTTCGACCGTTCTTCCCGGCCGCGCCGTATCTGCTGGTGGCCGATGTCATTAAGCGGGCACAAGACGGCTCTATCGACCTGGCGTTCCAGACCAAAGACATTCTTCAGGGCTTGACCGGCGCGCAGTTCCGCGCCGGCGGTGGCCTCTACGTGGCGGATGAACTTATCCGTGATCTCTCCAGCGCTGGAACGAATACCGAAAAGGCCAAGACCATTGCGACGCAGTGGCTCGCTAATCTCGGCTCTGGCTTCCTTGTTCCGTTCCAGCAGTTCAAAGACTTCTACGCGCAGTATAACCCAGAAGAAGCGGTCTACCGCGACGCCAAAGACAGCGCCGTTGGTACGCTGGTGCGCTCTATCCCCGGTGCGCAGCGTGCCCTCGGAGTGCCCGAAGCCGAGCTACCGACCCGCGAAGGCGGCTCGACAACGGTAGACCCGGCGCTGCGTCAGCTTCTCGGTGTTACGATCAAGCAGGAAAAGAATTTCCTTGAAAGCGAGATCGACCGCCTGGGTCTCACGCCGTATGAGCTTGGACCAAAGACCGGCGACCCGGAGATGGATCGCCTGATTAACCGCGATCTCGGCATCATCGCCGAGCGGGGCGTATTGCCGCTGATTGAATCAGCGCAGTACAAGCAGCTTGACGATGTGCGTAAGGTGCAGGCTATCCGCGATGTCTACACCCGCGCTCGTGCCGTAGCGGTGCAGAAGTTTGAAGCAGAGAACCCGGAACTTGCGCTCATCAAGAGCCTCAAGCGCCGCAACCGTACCGAAAAGGTTCTTATTAACCGGGCATTCGAGGAGAAGACCGGCAAGACTGCGGAAGAGTTTCTGCGCCAGCTTCGTGAAGCGCCGATGGTGCGCACACAAGAACAGTACGACGCTCTCCCGAAGGGTGCGAAGTTCACTGATCCCGGCGACTATAAAGTGTACGAGAAAAAGTAATGGCCAAAATATCTACAGGTGTGACATGGAAGCCACAGCCGAAAGCCAAGCGGCGTAGTAAGCCAGTTGGTCTTCGCCACCGTAAGAAACTGGGGCCACGTAGTCACTTGCGTACTAAGTTCTAAGCGTCTACTATTCACCCCATGAAAATTATGGGCGTAGACCCCGGCGCTTCTGGCGCTTTAGTTATTCTCGACACGGACGACCGTTCGATTGTCGTGATCGACATGCCCACTACTAAGGTTAAGCGAGGGCCACGAACCGTCAATCAGGTTGACGCCGTGGCCCTTTCTCATGCGCTGCAGCCTTACGCTGGTGCTTGCACCGCAGTCGTCGAGAAAGTTCACTCGATGCCCGGCCAGGGCGTTGCATCCACTTTCAGTTTTGGCCGCGCAGCCGGCGTTCTCGAAGGCGTTCTAGCCGCGCTCGATATTCCTTTCACCTTGATCCCGCCGCAGACGTGGACTAAAGCTATGCGATTGTTTGGCGGAAAGGACGGAAGCCGAGCAAGAGCGCAAGAACTTTTCCCCGATCAAGCCCATCTCTTTGCGAGGAAGAAGGACGACGGCCGGGCGGATGCTGCGCTGATTGCTTGCTACGCCGCAGAGAGGCTGGAGAATGGATCACCTATTCGAGTATCAGAAGACGGGGGCAAAGTTCCTCGCAGAAAACCCCGCAGCCTTCCTGGCCGATGAGCAGGGGCTGGGCAAGACAATCCAAGTCATCGCCGCGTGTGATGATCTCGGCTTGAAGAAAGTTGCCGTAGTCTGCCCGGCCATCGCCAAGATCAACTGGCGCCGCGAGTTCGAACGCTGGGGCAAAGTCGAACGCGAAGTTCTCGTCTATAGTTACGACAAACTAACGCAATCGAAGGAGGCGCGTAATGAGATCGCCAAACTGGAGCCAGACGTTATTGTCCTCGACGAAGCGCACTATCTTAAGAATCGTCAAGCGAAGCGCACAAAGTATCTATATGGTCAGTACTGTCGTGGCGACGGTCTTGTTCGTTTTAGCGACCGCGTTTGGCTTCTTAGTGGCACTCCCATTCCTAATGATGTCTCTGACTTCTGGACTCATCTTAAAGCGATATGGAACTATCCGCTAAACTTCGTAGACTATACTCTATATTTCTGTAAGACCTGGAACGGGCAGTTCGGCATTAAGGTTTTGGGCAACAAAGCTGAACGAATGGGCGAGTTCAAGTCCATCCTTCAGTCGATCATGCTCCGCCGCAAAGCTGACAAAGTTCTGACCGAGTTGCCGCCGCTCTGGTGGCAGGACACTGTGGTCGAGGTCAGCGGCTGGGATGACATGGCCCACATCGAAAGCCCGGAAGAGCGCCAAGCCGTCGAGCTTATCCTGCAAAGCGCCATCACGCAAGAGGATGTATCTGGCAAACTCGATTCGATTGTGTCTAGCATGGCGTCGATGCGGCGCTTGACGGCTCTGGCCAAGGCGAAGCCAGTCGCTGCGCAGTTGTCGGCCGAGTTGAAGGATCACGCCTACGACAAGGTTGTGGTGTTCGCCTACCACCGCGCTGCGCTCGAAGCATTGCGCGAAGAACTGGTGGAGTTTAATCCAGCTTACGTGGTGGGCGGTATCGGCACAGCCGAACGCCAAGCCGAGATTGACAAGTTCCAGACTGACCCGTCGTGCCGCGTCTTCATCGGCCAGATCACGGCGTGTTCGACCGCGATTACGCTTACAGCCGCAAACCAGGTTGTTTTCGTGGAGATGGACTGGGTGCCGGCTACGAATGCTCAGGCTTCGAAGCGATGCCACCGCATCGGCCAGTCTAAGCCAGTTATTGTGCGGTCGTTTGGCCTGGCAAATTCCTGCGACGAAATCGTTGCACGGGCACTTGCTAAGAAAGCACAGATGATCTCTGAGGTGCTAGATTAAAATCGAGACGGCCTGTCGGATCGATTGACAACGGTGCTGACCGCCCTCTCCAACAAGTGTGCCGTCTCGATAAAAAAGCCGGGGGCGACTTCCGAACCCCCGGCCCCAGTTTGTACTGCTTTATAGCAGACAAGTCAAATCACAAGAGATCATCCAAGTCCGAAATGTCCGCGGACGGACGAGCTTCAGCCGAGAACTCATCAGCGGCCGAGAGGCGACCGTCCATACGTGGACCGTCATCCGTCTTCTGAATATTGCCCAGCGAGAACGCCACGCCGTTGTTGCCATTCACGCTGTAAGCGTAGGCGCGCAGCGAAGCGCGGACCTTGGCGCCAGGGTAGATTTCCTTCGGATCAGAGATCGCAGCCGGCTTACCGTCGGGACCAGCGAACTTCGACACAACCTGCGGCGCCTGCTTCGACTTAACGTTCATGAAGACCGCACCTTCAGGATAGCCCTTCTCGACACCGTCTTCGCGGAACGGCATACGAATCTTTCCGGACTGAAGCAGAGCTTTGAACTTGTCGCCCCACTTTTCTTTGCCAACGGCAAGGGCTGCGGCTTTGAGTTCGGTGATGTCGGTCCCGTCGGGAAACACCAGAGAGCAGGAGTACACCGGCTCTGTCGCTCCCGGCGGTGTCTGCGGCTCGAAGATGTGCGGATAGCTGATAACGGCTTCGGGTGTAATAACTTTGGTCATAACGTAGTCTCTCTTTTACTCAGTCACGTCAAATTCGTCAGCCGCAAGGAGCGCGGCTGGCGGGCGGTTGTCGCTATCAGGGACCATCGAGACCCCAGTTGATACCGACATAACGAGCGTGCCGGGGAGGTTCTTCTTCCCAACAACGCGCTCGATCTGCGAAGGCGACTTCAACTTCTTTTCGTAGATGTCGTCGTCTTCGAGACCTTCCGTCGTCGCCCATGCAAGCAGTTCCTCTTCGTTTTTCCAACGACGAGTAGGGCGCTTTTCCACAAGTTTAAAGCCGGGCAGCGTCTGCCCAGTCTCAAGCATAGTGTGGGCATGGCGACGGATGGACTTGATCCACTCTTCAAGCAGCGGAATCTTGTCCATGTAACTTGCGACTTCGGCTGGCGACAGGTCTTCGATGCTGCGCGTCACGCCGAACTCATCTTGCGCGACAGCCAGCGCGTTGCTGCGCAGCGCCGAGCAGGTGCCCGATGCCTTACAGAACTTGCAGTGGTCGCCGGCAATCAGCGGCGCATCAGGCTTCATGGCCGCGTGCGCTGCGTCAATCAGGTCAGTGCCGAAGTCGAGGATTTCGTCCTTCGTATAGCTGTGCGTCCGGATCGAACCGAGAACGTGCGGAGCGCGAGGCTGGACAATGGCGGTGTGGATCGCGTTGATCGGGGCGCGGTCGCCGATCTTCAGCACAGCGCCCAGTGCGTAGTACTTAAGTTGCGGATTGTCTTCCGCGTCTACGGCTACGCCCTGGCCGTGCTTGTAGTCGATCACCCAGAGGTTGCCGCTCGTCTTGCCATAGATCGTACAGTCGCTGGTGCCGAACATTGGCATCGGCGGGTCTAGCGCCTCAAGACTGAAGCGCTGCTCCAGCTTCAGCAGCGCAGGCGCTTCTTCTTCCGCGATAGAACGCACGTAGTCTACGTAGATACGCACGGCGGAAGCCATGTTGTCATCGACTGGGTGATCGTTGAACGTGCGGCCGAGCATCGTGAACACGTCGGTGATATCATTCTCTAGACAATACTCGCCCAGTTCGTGCGCCGCTGTGCCAAGTTCCGCGAACGGACTAGACGTGTCCGGGAACTTTGCTTCGGCGTTGAGACTACCGGGGCAGGCCATACGCCGCTTGGCGTTGGACGCGCCGAACGAGGCGTGTGCGATCTCACCCATCTTCTAACTCCTCGCTCTGCGGCTGAAACTCAATCAGCCGGTTAACCTTGTCCGCGTAATCCGCGTCACGCTCCATCATGTACCCCGCCCGCTCGACGCCGTACATAACCGTGGAGTGGTCACGATTCATGATGCGACCGATATGTGGATAAGACAACCCTCGTTCACGGAATGCCCTAAACAATGCAAACCGCGCCGGCATTAGAAAGTTATACCGATAGGGTCCGGTGATGTCGCGCTTATGTACGTGGAACAACCGACTAGCTTCGTCGATAACCTCTGCGATTAACACGGATTTCCTTTCCTGTGGGTTCATAATGTCTTGGTATTTCGTCACGTAAGGGGCGCCTAGCAGCCAATGCGGATTTACTCCGAGAACTTTGGCCAGTGTCCACAGCCCGGCGATGGTGGGGTTTGTGCCCTGGCCATTACGAAGACGGCGAATGTGCGCGGCAGAATACTCCGACACTTTCGCCACCTCGTGTGAGGCCAGGCCGCTTGTGTCGATGGCTTCCCGAATGCGGTCGCGGACTAGAGCCTGCGCCGCATCTAGGTCAAAGATGTCTTGGTGTGTCATCGCATCCAATCAGTATCATCTAGGTCTTCGACGCCGCGAATGATCGCCTCTCGAACACAGTGGACGGCATAGAAAAACACGGTCATACCTATACCTACGCAAGCGGCAATGAGTAGCTCAATCATCTTCCTCTTCCCTCTTTAGTGATATACGAATTTCATATTCGGCCCCGTTCCACTCAAGTGGAAACCGGGCAAAACATTCGGGCATGAACAATCGCAGTTTATCGGCATCGTCGAGTATGCGCTTGCCCAAGTAGTGGATCAATTCCTCTTCGGTCAAAACCTCAACTCCTCATCATCCCAATCGTAAACGTCCCAACCGAAGTTGGTCCATATCCAGTGGCGCAGTGCGGGGGTCATGGTTTGGCTCCTAGTCCTGTCCAACGGCTGCGACATACTTGGCGCGAAACTCATCTGCCTGCGCCTTATACATTCGAGCCAGTTGATTGTTGGCCTTTGCGTTTTCGGTCAACCGCTCAACCTCCGCGCTCAGGGCCGTGATGCGGTCGGCGGCTTGCTCCATACTCTTGAGCGCCGCTTCAAACCTACGTAGCCTTCGCCCCTGCCGTTCGGGCGTATCGGTTTTGCGGGTGCCGAATCGAAGGTGCGCAATCTCGTCGGCCACGACTTTGGCGGCCTGTTCCAACTCCCCGTCATCCCCGGTAGCGCGAGGGACAAGGTGGTGGCG